ATGGCAACTTATTCACGCGCTGGCGTATACGTTAACGAAACGCTAAACCCAGTACCACCATCAGTAGGGGCTGGAACCACTGCTGTACCTGTATTCATAGGTGCAATTAACCAAGGACCAACCACTGCGGGCACCCTCATTACATCTTGGAAACAATTTACTAATCTTTACGGAAACTGGGCATACGATGCAACAGACACTTTGCGTTATGCCGTTCGTTCGTTTTTAGTAGACGGAGCTGGCGGACAGTGTTACGTAAATCGTGTTTTAGGAACAGGTTCGTCAACAGCTTCTCGTTCTTTTTACGACAGTTCAGGAGCAAACAACACAGCTGGTTCTACATACACTCTTCAAATTAACGCAGCAAACGCTGGTGCTTGGGGTAACGGAGTTTATGTTGACATTAGCAGAGCATCTACAACCGCAACTTATTTTAATCTTACTGTTTACTATAATGACTCCGTAGAACGATTTTTAGACTTATCAATGGATACTACTAATAATCGTTATGCCTTAAAGCTTGTTAATGGAATTTCTCAATTTGTTACATTAACTGACCTTGCAGATGCAGCAACAGGAGTTGCTGACGTACCAGCATCTGTATCTGGAGCTCAACTTGGTGGTGGGGTTAACGCTACTGGTGGTCAAACAAGCACTGCTATCGCTACACAAGTTTCTCAATGCGACTCTTTGCAAGAAAGTTTGCTTATTAACGCTCCTGGAATCACAACCTCATCAGATGTTAATATTTTAATTGCATACGCTGAAACTCGAGGAGACTGTTTTGTTGTAGTAGACGCTGGTGCGTCAACTGTTGCAGACCAGTTAACTTTAGCAAGCAGTTACAGCGTAAGTTCTAGGGCTGCTGTTTATTACCCAAATATTGTTGTATCAGACCCAACAACGACTGCTCCTGGGGTAACAAAAACCATTAATAATGGTGGAGCTGTAATTGCTCAATACGTTGTTACTGATAGAACACGAGATGTATTTAAAGCACCTGCTGGTCTTTTAACTAAACTTGGCGGTGCAGTATCAGTAACAAACTTAACAAATACAGAACTTGATTCACTTAATACCGCTGCAAGCCCAGTAAACGCTATCCGTTACATTAGTGGTTCTGGAATTGTTATTATGGGTGCTCGTACACTTAAACAGGGATACGTAGATAAGTACGTTCCAGTACGCCGTACCTTAACTTATCTAGAAAAAAGTTTGCAAAGCCTTACACGCTACGCAATTTTTGAACCAAATGACGGACGTTTGCAACGTCAGCTGACTGCAACATGCGAGAATTTCCTTAACGCTTTTTGGCGTAAGGGTGGTCTTCGTGGAGCAACAGCCTCTGCTGCGTATTACGTTGTTTGTAATTCAACAAATAACACACTTCAATCTGTTGATGCTGGAGAAGTCCGCATCGAAATTGGAGTATCGCTACAACGTCCAGCCGAATTCGTCGTCATTAATATTTCACAATATGACGGCGGAGTAACCGTAACCACTGTATAAGGAGATAAATAAATATGGCAGACAATACATCGTTAGTGGATATTCGTCGTTTTAGTTCTCGCTCACACGACCCACTACGCAACTTTAAATTCTTTGTTGAATTTTCAGCGCCTTCAAACGGATTAAACTCCGTTGTTCCTACCTCCTTCACTGGTGGATTTACTCAGGTTCAAGGCTTGTCAATCAACACCCAAAATATTCAATACCGCGAAGGTGGCTTTAACACCACAGTTCACAACCTTCCAGGAATGACTAGCTTTAACCCGCTAGTACTTAACCGAGGAATGGTTTATGGTCAAGACCAAGCTATCATCTGGATGAAAAGCCTTTTTGATGCAGCAGGCGGAGCGGGAACTGGCATGACTGGTAAAGACTTCCGAATGGATGTCAAAATCTATGTCAATGACCATCCAGCAGCTGGTATTGCAGCTGCTGGAATTAACAAGGCTGCTTCACGCGTGTGTTTCACCGCTTACAACGCGTGGATTAGTGGTCTATCATATACAGACCTCAATGGAACAGATAACAACGTTCTCTTTGAACAGATGACTTTGGTCCATGAAGGTCTATCTGTCTCATTCACTAAGGCAGATGGAACTCAAGTTTCATCTGGATACGACGCACTTATCTAATTAAAGGAATATATCTGTGACACAAGTTAGTACAACAGACGCATCACAAATTAATAAGCTTGCTGAAGGATTGACGGCGGGACCTCAGGTTATTTCAACTGAGGCTCCTGCCGCAACCTCTGTCACGCTTCCAGGCGGATATGTAACTTCAGAAGGAATGCTGATTAAAACAGCAGAGGTTCGTGAGCTTAACGGTCTAGACGAAGAGGCTATTGCCAAATCTGGTAGCACTGCTAAAGCTCTACAAACTGTTTTAGAACGTGGTTTGGTTAAACTTGGAGACAGGGACGCTACTCGAGATGATTTAAATAACCTCTTGGCTGGTGACCGTGATGCCATTGCTTTAAGCATTAGAAAAGTAACTTTTGGCAAAACTGCAGAATTTACTGCTTATTGCGATGGTTGCCAAAACGTTCAAGAGTTTATGGTTGACCTAGACGCAGATGTTGAAGTCAAGGAACTTGATAACCCTATTGCTGACCGCTCTTTAACTATAAAACTAAGAGCTGGTGTTGCAAGAGTTAGCTTGCCAAACGGAGCAACACAAAGAAAAATTATGGAAAATGCCACAAAAACTGTGGCAGAACTTAATACACTTATCTTATCTGGTTGTGTAACCAGCATAAATGAAGCACCTGTTAGTCCTCTCTCTGTTTTAGAACTTGGCATACTAGACCGCGAAACCCTCATAAAGGAAATTATTGAACACAACCCAGGTCCACGCCTTGGGGAGGTGAGCAAGGTATGTGAGGCATGTGGCAAGGAAGTTGACTTGCCATTAAGTCTTGCCACTTTGTTTCGACTATAAAGAATCAGACTACGAATATCTAATGGACCAGTACGAGCTTATTGCTCGTACCTTTGGTTGGACACTCTCTGATATTAGAGAACTGTCATCTAGAGAACGTAAAAATTGGGAAGAACGTTCTAAGAGAGGTAGGTAGCAATGGCTAAAGTTCAAGACCTTGCGTCTGCTTTAGGCTTAGTTAAAGACTTTGCTAAGTACTCTAAAGAGAGTGGTCAGAGCTGGACCCAGATTGCCCAACAAGCCAAAGCCATGGGTGGCAGCGGCACTGGCAACATGGGTGGTTCTGGTGTTGTTGCCAACCCTGGAAGTTTTGGAAACTACAAATCTTCTAATGGTGGATTTGGTTCCGCGCTAGGTAACTTTGGATTAGCTCTTCCTGGAATTGTTGCTAACGCACTACCAAGCCCAGCTGAGGCTGCTTCTTACGGTCTTTCTACATCACGCCAAGGATTTTTTGGTAATCAGAGTTATACATCTGTAGCACGTGCGCAGATGAGTGTAGCTAACGCTGGAACAAGCACTAGCGCGATGGATACGGTTCAAGCAATGACTGCTCTTCAAAGTGCGGGTCTTTATAACACTAATAAAATAGGTTCGGGTTTGGCTGCCTTATCTAATTATGGAGGGTTGGGCATCAGCGGGGCTGCACAGGCTGCCATAGCAATGAATCAAGCCAGAAGCGTAAATACGCTTAATCAACTTGGTATTCAAGTACGTGGAGCCGATGGACTGGCTCGAGACCCTAATCAAGTTATTAACGAGTTTGTAGAAAAAATTTTTCAAGCCACACCTCCACTAAAAGGAAGTGCTGTAGAAGCTTATGCATATCTTATTGGCACTCTTGCACCTGGTGGTCAACTTTTTCTAATGCTCAATAGCTACTTTACTGATGAGTATACAAAATCTTTAGTTCGAACAAAACTTTTTGCAAGAGCTAAAGGTCTTCCTGGAACAGCAACTAAAGAACAACTTATTGCAGCAGGAGCAATGACTAAAACTCAACAAATGATGGGTCAACAAAACGCAGCTGATTTATATAAGTTATCTACAACCGCAGCTGGAGTTAATGCTGGAACCGATAGAGCTCTTGGGCAACTAACTACAGCAACTAAAGAATTTGCTGATGTTGCACATAAACTTCATCTTGATTACGCATCAGGATATGGCAGCACAATGTTGGGTGGGATGAACGGTTCAGCTGGAATGGCTGTTGGTGCTGTAGGTGGTCTTGCTGCTGGTTTACTTGGAAAACTTCCTGGTATTGCTAAAGGTCTTTTTAATATTGTTAAAAGCCCTAGGGGAATTTTAACCGCTTTAGGTCTTGTAGCAGATGAGGCGGCAGGTGCTGCTGGTGCGATTGAGACTGGTGGTGCTTCTGAAATTGCAGCACAGGCTGGTGCAGCTGGTTTGATTGCTACCCTTTCAAAGATATATAAAGGAAAAGCTGCTGGTGGACCTGTCAATGATAAAGTTCCTTATATTGTTGGTGAAAAGGGTCCAGAACTGTTTGTTCCTCAAAGTAACGGAACCATTATTCCAAACCATGTTATTGGTCGTTCTGGTGGCGGTTCTGTAGACGCGGGTGGTTTTGCCAGCATGTTATTAGGACGTCTAGGAGCGCCACAGACTTCACAAAATATTGCTAACGTAACAATGTGGGAAGGTATGGAGGGTGGAAACTGGCAAAATAGCGCTCACTACAACCCATTTAATACTTCTTATCAAACTGGAAGCTCTGTTAACTTTAACACGGGTCGAAAAGGGAGCGGTGTTCAAGCTTATACTTCTTGGGAAGAAGGTCTTAACGCTACCGTTAACACGCTAACTGGTGCCTCAGCCGATGCTCGTGGGTACACAAACATAATTAATCTTTTGCGTTCTGGTAAAGCAACTAAAGCAGATTTTATGAAAGCTTTACAAGGCTCTGCGTGGGATGCTGGTCACTATAAAGGTGGTTCTTCTACCTCCGTTGGGGATAGTAGCTCTGGGGGTATGTATAGCACTAGCAGCTCACCTATGGGTGGTTTTGGTTCCCCAGCTCCTGGAACTGTTCTTGGTTCAGTTGGTGGAACTGCAGTGGGTGGGGGAAATACCGTTAATGTCTATGTAACCGTACCAGCAGCCACAGACCCTAAACACGTTGCAGCTACAACCAAGGCGGTAACTGATGCGGTATCAAAAGCTACGGGAGTAAAGGTAGATAGACACAAATGACAGCTACATTATCCTCGCTTCAAGGTGAGTACGGTCAGTGGTTAGCTGGAGCGTTTAATAACGGTAAAGCGCCTTCTGACGCGCAAAAGAAAGCATACGACACAGCTACCAAAGCGTATACGCGTGGTATACAAGAACAAAATATTGCAATTAATACTGCAAACAATGAGCTTGGTGCATATGCAAAACCTGGTGCTTACGCAACAGATTCTTATGGTTTAACCCCTTTAATCAGCCAACCTGCTGTATCTGACTCAACAGCAGTAACAATTCCTGCAATTTTGATGCAGCCAGCTAAAACTAGTCAATACGTAACTTTACCTGTTTGGTACACCCCGTATGACGGTATCGTAAATTTGGGTTTTTCTTGGGCTACACATTTTTCTTCTAACAAGTATAAAAATAATTTTAGTTATCCTACTGTCGACAAAGCAAATTTTGTCAAATATGTTTATTTAAAATTTGCTTATGAATACTATACAAGTAGTCAAGTTTCTTCTTATATAAATAAATTAGTTGTTGCATCCGCTAATGCTTTAACTATAGCTAACAATGCTCAACAAACCAACCCATCAAGTGGTAATCAAACAGCTGCAGCTTTTGCTAAAGCAGACGCAGATGCTGTTGCTGCTGCCTATACTTTGTTTTTAGCAGACAAAAATAGCGTCGTAAAAAGGTATGCTGCGCAACAAGCAAATATAACAAAAGCAAAAAAATCAATTGAGACAGTAACTATTACATATGTAAATACATTAAATCAACTATTTCACGGAGTAAAACCCCCTCCATCTGGAACCTCTGATGGTAATCCTAACTCAGGTGGTAAAAAAGAATTGGGAGATTTGTTAGGAACAGATAATTTTCCCCCACTTTATACGCTCCCTGCAGATGTTGAGTTTAACCTTCCTCCACACAACAGCAGCCTTCCACTATCACCAACCAAAGATAGCGCTATTAAAACTTATGACGACACACTTCGACGTGGAAGATTTTTCTTCTACGCTGATACTCAAGCTACTTTTACACAACAAGCTACAAAGTCATCTGATGTTAAAGGTCAAAAGGGTAGCGAGGGCAATCAAGGTAAAAAATATGGATTTCAATTTTTATGGAACCCAGAAACCTGGGGAACTCGAGTATCAATTAATCCAGATGTAACTCCTGGAAGTCCAGACTACTGGCAAACAAGTCTTCCTGTATTTCCTTCTGGTCAAGAACTAAGCCTTCAAATTGTTCTTGATAGAGTTAACGATTTTAACTATTTTGGAACAGATTCTAATAGTAGTGGTTCAGCAATAGATATTCAAGCATTAAACACTGGTACTTCAAACAAGTATTACGTAGATAATCAAATAAATAACGGATTACAAAATAAAATTTTATCTACAGCCGATGCTGAGCTATTAAAGTTAAGAAGCGGGTATGGTCCCAACGTTGGAAAAGACTTTAACGCAAAAATTTTAGATTTAGCTACGCGTGGAACGCTTGCAGATATTGAGTACCTATATAAAACAATTAATGGTGCTGGTTGGACTCGTTTGGGTCAAAAAACAGCAGATATTGGGTTTTTAATGATGACACTAGTTGAGGTTGAGATAGGACCATCTCGTTACTTGGGCTATCTCAACTCCCTTAATGTTAACCATACATTTTTTACTCCCAACATGGTCCCTTTACGTTCCACTCTTGACTTACAGTTTGTACTTATGGCTTCAGCAAAAGTTGCTCAACCTGCACCAGGCATTAACTCAAAGCCAGGAGGTTAATAATGACTACAAAAATTAAAGCTGGGTCACGATACTACACATCTGATATTGATTATATACAGCTTACTCAAAATGGTAAACAACTTCCAATTGTTCATTATTTTTTTGGTAACCTTGGAAGTATTAAGTATCAAACACACACTTTTGTTGAAGGAGATAGATTGGATGTTATTGCGTTTCACTATTATAAAAAACCTTCTTTGTGGTGGTTAATTGCAGAGTTTAATCCTAAGATACAAGACATAAATAATATTGCCCCTGGAACAGAAATACTTATTCCAAATGTATAATTTTTTAACTGTTGAATTTCCAGACTCAAATATAGGAACTGTTATATCTTACAGAACAACTTTGACTTTAGGAAGATACGCTCATGAAATGCTTACAATGTATCTTCATGCTTGGAGTCTTAGTTACAAGCAAATAGAAGTTGGTTCTCCTGTACGTGCAACAATTAAAACTCCTAATGGTTCAAAAGAATTTGTTGGGTATGTAAACTCTGTTGTTGCAGAAATAGATGCAAATAAACATTTTGTTGAAGTAGTGGCACTTGGAGCGTCAGTTTCAATGAAACAAGCTTCTCAAAAAGTGTGGACAAAAGTTACAGCTGACCAAGTTATTACAGAAATTGCACAAAAACATAATCTTTCTTATCACTGCACCGCCCACCCAAGAGTTTATGACCACCTTGTACAGACTGGTGAGACTGATTGGGAATTTATTTGTAAACTTGCTTACAAAAGTGGATACACTTTAAGAGCTGAAGGAACAGCAATATATTTTGACCCTTTCTATAAAGATTTTAACGAGTATAAAGAAGCTGCTCCTTATTTTGTTATTAGAGAAGCAAATAATCCAAATGGAAGAAACTTTTACAAATTTACTCCAGAAATTAGCGAATCTAAAGAACATGGTGGGTCAACTAAAGCAGCTACGTCGGTTGGCGGTGTTGATTTAGGGCAATCTAATCACGTAATTGTTACAAATCAAAATAGACCAAAAGTTAGTAGGTCTTTTTCTAGAACAGAATCATATGACCGTTTTCATACACACGCAGTAATTCCCAACTCGCAAATTGCAAAACACGAGTCCACTGCTGCCGATGAAAGGGGTAGATACCCATATAGAGGAGAAGCAACAGTTTTAGGTGATGCTCGCTTGCGCCCAGACATGCCCGTATATCTTGATGGCATTGGGGAAGATTACTCAGGATACTGGACAGTTTTAGAATGTACACATATTTTAGAAGAAATGAAATACACTACTGAAATTGTTGTGGGCACGGATTCATTAGGAAGTTCCATTTATGGTTCTACAGCTCCTAGCTCTACTCCTACTAGAATTTCTTCTCCCACTGTTTCTGGAAAATCAAAAACTCCAAAAACTGCGTTGGCTAAAAACACAAATCTTTACAATAAAAGTAAATCTGTAAAAAGCATTGGCACTAAAAATCAAATAAAAAATAGAACAAAAGTTACCACTGGTAAATCTGCAAAAACTTCTCCAGCGCAATGGGTTGGGGTTTCAGGAAATCTTAAAACGGCACCAGTAAAAAATTATGCTTCGGAAGCTGTTGTTAGCAATTTGAGGAGTCGCGGTGTTAGATAACTTGCTAGAAAAAAACTTACACTATGGTCTTTATCGGGGAATATGCCAAGATAACCAAGACCCTAGCTCACATAACTTAATAAAAGTAACTATTCCTGACATTTATGGTGATACATACGTAACTGATTGGATTCCTGGTTGCATGCCTGTGGTAGATAATGCAAATCACCCAGACCACGTAGCGCACACTGCTGCCAAAGTAGCTGAGCTACTCAACGCTCATGCTGACCACATTGTTACTGGAACAACAGGCTCTGGAGGAAATCCATCACACAGCCACAGTTTTAGTGCAACTGTTTCGCATACAAATAATCATACGGGCAACTCTAAAATTTTAACGCACGCTCACCAGACAAGTACAGACCCTTTAGATACAATAACAGACTCTCCAGAACATACTTATCATAGAACTGTTCCAAATATTGGACAGGTTGTATGGATAATGTTTGAAAAGGGAGACCCTAATTTTCCAGTATGGATGGGAGTGTATTTGTAATGACAGCTTATGTTGAAGGATATGCAATAGCATTTCCATTTTCCGTTAACAGTGGTGGTTCAATCTCCTATGCAACAGAAGATGCTGTTATTTGGGAAGATAGAGTCAGATGTGTTCTTTTGACTAACTTAACCGAAAGAGTTATGCGACCAGATTTTGGTACTCGTTTAGCTGCATTATCATTTGAACCAGAGGGTAGCGTCGCTGTGTTGGCGCAACAAATATGCAGCACTGCTTTTGTTCTATTATTGCCACAATTAACTCTTTTAAGCGTATCAGCAAAAATGAACGAAGTTACTCAAGGAGTAGATGTATCTGTAAGCTATCAAACTCCAGCTGGGTATGTAGAGACAATATCAGCCAAAACGGTTACATTAAATCGTTACGGTGAAATAATACAGGGGGCATAAAATGGCAACATCAAATTACAATAACTATGTCCCTCAAGTGGACTACACAGTCCGTGATTACGCATCTATTTCAGACGAGTTAAAAAACCTTATTCAGTATTACCTGCCGTCTTGGACAAACCGTGACACAGCTGACTTTGGAATTACTCTTATTGAGCTATTTGCTTATATGGGTGACATCATGTCATTTTACATTGACCGTTCAGCAAATGAAGCTTTTTTAACTACTGCTAGTCAGAGAAAAAGTGTTTTGCAAATTTCAAACCTTTTAAATTACACTCCTTCAAATGCTAGAGCTGCAAAAGTAACGTTAACTTTTAGTAACAATACAGCTAACTCAATTAAAGTTGATGCTCTTACACAGGTATCTACTACCTCAGTAGTGAACGCTGCAAACCAACAAATTGTTTTTGAAACTGACCAAGTAGTAACCGTTCCAGCAGCAACAAGCCTAAATCCACTTGTTCCTGGAACCACCGTTGTTCAAGCTACTGAGGGAACAACTATTACCTCAGACCCAGCACAGATATCAGATGGCTTGTCTAATCAAACATATCAACTTATACAATCCCCAGTTATTGATGGAAGTATTATTGTTGCGGTAGACGGAAACTTATACACCTACATTACTAATATTATTGACGCTGGAGCTAATGACCCTGTATTTTCTACGGTATTTGATGAATATGGAAACACATTCATTATTTTTGGAGATAACACTAGTGGTCGAGTACCACCACTTAATGCAGAAATTACTTTTCAGTACAAAACAGGAAGCGGCAATGCTGGAAATATTGCAGCAGGCTCTATTACTAAGTTTTTAAACACGGTAGTGGGACTACAGGTATCACAAGCCGCTGCTGCATACGGTGGAGCTGACCAAGAGTTAACAGACTCTATTAGAATTAACGCACCTAAAAAAATTGCAACCTTAAATAGGGTAGTTACCTTAAAAGATTATGCAGACTACGTAACCTCTACAGTAAGTTTGTGTGATAAAGCCAACGCTATATCAACAACTCCAAACAATATTATTTTATACGCTGCACAACAGGGCGACCCAGGGTCTTCCAATGGAGTTGTTACTACAAACTTTACAACGTTAAAAACAAAAATATCTGCATCATTAGCTGCTGTTACACCCCCAGCAGCTAGTGTTACTATTTTGCCACCAAGTTATCCAACAGTTGATATAGCTGTTTCAATTGTGGTGAATGCAAAACGCAGACAATCAAACACTCAAACAGCTGTAAACACGGCAATTGCAAATATTTTTACTTTTCAAAATACTTCTTTTAATCAGTCTATCCCAGCAGATATTATTCGAGGAGCTATTGCAGCAGTTGATGGGGTAGATAGTTATAATTTAAGTCTTTACAACAGGACTGGCAACACTGGGGTAACAGATTTAGCATTTAACTTTTATGAAATACCCGCACAGGGAACAATCACGGTTACACCTTCTGGTGGAATCATTTAATAAGGAGAAATAATGGCATCTGCATACCCATCGAGTATTGTTACTACGTTTTCTACACATCAGAATAACGTAGATATCATTGACTCCTCACACCCTAATAATATTCAGTATGAAGTGCTGGCTATTGAAACAACAATAGGTATCACTCCCAATACCACGGGTAAATTTGGTAAAAACACGCAAGGCGCGTTTTTGCCTGTTAACTCTGCTGGTTCTGCAAATCCAGACACGACAGTAAACATCTATACTGCGTTATCAACATTTGGAACAGTCGCAGATAGAATTACAAACGTTGAGGGTTTGGCTAACCTTGCCTACTCAACGGCTTCAGGAATTACAGCGGTGTCAACTTCGGCAGCTTTTGCAACTACAAATATTGATAACTTATACAAGATTGATTTGATGGGTGGCTTTTAGTAAATGGCACGCTATGGGGTTGATTACTATGGAAAGAGTTACTATGGAAACATAGCTCTTGCCAACTATGACGTAACCCCATTTTTTGCTACTGCTATTGACTACGGAAAAATTCACGTAACTTGGTCAACACCGACTGGCTATTGGACTGGTCTTCGTTTACTTAGAAGTACTTTTGGATTCCCTGAGACTGCTGACGACGGTCAGTTGCTTATTGACCAAGTAAAGGGTCAAACACCAGTTGAATATTTTGACCCTGTTGGAGTTGGAGGAACTGTTAATCCAAAAACAAATGCCTTTGAACTTCATTCTAAAAATAGAAAAATAAGTTCTTTTTATACAAGTGGAAATTATCTTTACATATTGTTGGTAGATGCTGCGTATATTTCTTCTGGTTCTTCAGTCAGCTTGTATGGTGGGACTGGAGTTGATGGTACTTATCTTGTTAACTCTATTGCTTTAACACAGCCTTCTAATAACCAAACAGTTGTTTTTCCACAAACCTATACAATTTCTATTCAGTTACCAGCAGCGTTGCCATCAAACCTATCAGGAACTTCTGGCTACTTATTAATTAATGAGTTAGAACAAGAACATTTTTATTACTATTCTGTATTTGTAAAAACATTAGCAAACGTAGTTGGTGTTACAAATGTATCTATTAGTTCTGTAGCGGGTACTGTAACGTACACAACGGGAGTTGCACATACATTTTTGCCTGGTACCCTTATTGGAGTTTCTGGTCTTGATAACACCTCACTTAATATATCTGGATACCAAGTAATCTCTTCAACTCCCTATACTTTTACAATTTATTCTAACGCTACTGGAGTAACAACTGGAGCGGGAGTAGCGGGAGTAAATACCCAATGGGTTAGAGCTGGAAATACTGTTGGACTGTCTGTAAAAAATTATGGTACTCAAGCTTTAATGTATGACTACCTACCCGATGTATACAAAATAGTAAACAAACAACAAACAATTGAAAATGCAGAAAATCCAACTCTTAGAAGTTTTCTTGCTATTTTTGGTTTTTATTACGATTTACTAAAAACATACGCAACTTTAGCTGGCAACCGCTATGACACAAGAAAAATAGCTGGTCAACTAATTCCTTCACTATTACAAGAATTTAAGTTAGTTTATGAACCTGAACTTGGATTTAAAAGAATGCGTTCTTTGCTTGCAAAC